AGCAACCCGATGCCCGGGTGGTGAAATTGGTAGACACAAGGGATTTAAAATCCCTCGCTGGTAACAGCGTGCCGGTTCAAGTCCGGCCCCGGGCACCAATCTAAAATCCTTTAAATACAGCCACTTACGAACACATAACCTTTTATTCAAAACACACGAAAAACCCATTTCAGAATATTTCAGAATATAATTTCAGAATATTATTGCTTTTCAGGTACAAAAAAACCGCAATTAAGCGGCTTTTCAACTTACCGGAAATTCCGGATAGTTCACCTGTTCGGTAGTTCCGAACAACTTAAATTTTTAATATTCGTTTTCTTCTGCTATTCGCTTTCTTTTCTTCTCTTCATAAGCATCCCAGTCCGTATTCCTTTCCATTTCAATACAGTCATCACAAAGACGGGCGCCATAATAGTTAGAGACTGGAATTCTACGGCAATACTCACACCCACTTACATCACAATAGTCTTCACTCACTTCTTACTCTCCACTGTTGGTACCACTGCGACTTTTCTGTCATACACACGAACCTGGCTTTCTGTTTTGTGGCCACTGGCCTGTTGTTTCTCGCTTACTGTCCCTTCAAAGTCACTAATACCTTTGGCTTTAATGTCATGGAACGTGAAATCTAAAGGTAGCTGGGTTTCTTCGCGCGCCTTGATGATAGCTTTGCGCCAGCGCTGATCGAAACTCGCTACTGCGAACGGGTGACCGTTCTTCTGGTGAAGCACAAACATGCTGAATACGTCTGGGTTTATTTCATTTGCTGTACTTACAGCTTTGCGTAGTCGTGGGCCCCATTCCTTAATTTGTTTCTTACCCGTTTTACCTTGCTGTATGAAAATACCGTCTTTAAGCAGCTGGCTTTGATGCAATTTAACCACGTCAGCTTTACGGGCCATGCACAAATAGCTAATTTCCATTGCTGCTTTAACTACTGGGCAAGCTCTCTGATAAACCGCGTCATACTCGTAGTCTTCAATGTAGCGGTCTCTCGCTTTCTCTTTGAACTGCTTAACGCCTTGGCATGGGTTGCGCTGCACTTTGCCGCGTTCGTATGCCCATCGAAACACACGAGATAAAAACGCTTTGTGTCTATTCGCTTGCACTGGTGATTTTTGGCCAAGAATGTCCATGAACTTTCTTACATGAACAGGAGTAACCGTGTTCGGGTCCATTTTGCCAAATGCACTGAGTACTTTCTTGCTGTACTTCTGATAGTCTTTGCGCGTGTGTAACGATAAATCGCGGAAATCAGCACTATCAAAGAACGTTTCAACTAGGTGTTGAACAGTGTGCTTGTTATTGGCTATGGCCATATATTTTTCGTAAGCAGCCCATACTTCCGATTGTTTGGCGTCGACATCACAAAGGCGCACAGTTCCACCACCTACGGGTTTAAACTCGTAAGCACTGCGCCCTTTGTACACTCGCTGAGGCATCCATTGATCTTCTACTTTACGTTTACGTGGCATAATCTATTTCAAAAAGTTAGGGTTAAAACCGTCATCATTTGCTGCAGCTGGCGCTTTGTCGCGGCCATTTAGCCAGTCGTCGGTTGTCCACACTTCTCCCTTGGCGTTTACGCGGTAGGTAATACCGTTCTCTTCAAACCAACGTACTTGAGAGCTTCGCTTCTCGTACCCGGTCATTGTCGTTATATCTGAGCCTATTACAATTTGCATCTTACGCGACCTTTGATAAACGTTGTTTGCACATTTCTGGTAGGTTTGCTTCTACTAAAGCCTTTGCAAAAGGTGGCGGTACTGCATTCCCACACCTGGCTACTTGCTTAGTTTTTGAAATAGGCTTTCCGTTTGGGTCAACATCAATGATGTAATCGTCTGCAAAGCCTTGCGCTTTAAATAACTCTCGTGGCTGCAGCATACGCATACCTATATCAACAATCTGATAATCGACACCGTGTATAGTTACTAATCCGAAGCGCTCTTTAGTTGTAATAGTTTGAAGTGGCTGATCGGCAGGGTGCCCGATATTGGTACCGTAATACTTAAGTAAAAATGCTCTAACTTCACCTAAGTGCAAACCTCCAGCTGTAATAGTGTGTGCTGGCTCATCTGCACGGTGCCCAATGTTAGTGCCGCGCATTTTTATCAAATGACTGGTTACAAGCGCGTTATGATCTACAGTGGTAACTGTTGGGGTAGGGTTATCAACTGGCGCGCCAATAACGCCAGTGTAATGCTTTGCAAGGAAGGCACTTACTAGGGCAAAGTGCCCACCTTTGACGCCAGCACATTGAGTTCTTAAAGGTTCGTTTAATGCCATGTTGCGCTGACTGCTTGCGTTTGCATGCTCAGTTATAAAAGGTGTTACTTCACTAACAATAAATGGCTTATCAGACTCAATAAGAAACTTTTGAATACCCTTAGCAATTCTTTTCAGCGTATTTTCAGCTAAAGGCTTTTTACGCTCGAAAATTGACGGGCAGGGAATAGACCAATCGATGCATTCAGCAGCTGTGCGCCAATGCTTTAGCTTGCCTGTTTTAACTTCTGGTGTATCTGGTTTACCGTGGGTAGGGATAGGCCAGACAATTGGACGACCATCACGGCGAGCCACCATGAAAAGACGCTTGCGGATAGTAGGTGCACCATAGTCACATGCACGAAGCTCTTTGAATTCTACTTTATAGCCTTGGCGCTCTAGCGCCCTGACGAATGACTGAAAAGTTTTACCCTTACGATCCGGGCAAGGCTTGCCATCCACTATTGGTCCCCAAGTTTTAAACTCTTCCACATTTTCCAACATGATTACTCGAGGCTTAACAGTCGCAGCCCAGCGAACAGCCACCCATGCTAATCCACGAATTTTCTTTTCAACCGGCTTGCCACCTTTAGCTTTACTGAAGTGCTTACAATCAGGGGAGAGCCAGCACAGACCAACAGGTAAGCCGTTTACAGCTTCACGTGGATTAACATCCCAAACGCTTTCGCAATAATGCTTTGTGACTGGGTGATTCATAGCGTGCATAGCAATAGCATCAGGGTCATGGTTGATAGCAATGTCGACACTTCTACCAATAGCCATCTCAATTCCCGAAGAAGCACCGCCGCCCCCAGCAAAATTATCAACAATGAGTTCTTTAAATAACATTTTAAACCTCAAACATTTTAGCCTGGTGCTGCTCTAGCGGTTCTGGCCTGTTCGTAACTTCGAATACCTCAATTAATGAGTCATGAACGAAGCTGCTGCAGATTTCAGTGCAAAATACTTTTTTACCATGCGCTTCACAGGTACCGAACTGGGTTCTGTCTTTCGCACGGCCTGTATACTTTTCAACGTAAGGGCAGTGCTTATCTTGCTTATACCCTTCAACTGAGAAGTGATTACAGGCTATGCATGCTTTAGGTAGTTTCATCTGCATCATGAATTTTTACCCAACGCCAGCAGGCCAAACAAGAAAACGGCCACTATAGATACAATCCATACCCAGCACACAGAGCGCATTAAATAGTTAAACGCCCTTGGCTCTGTTCGACAATCGCCGCCATAGTATTTGAAGCTAACAATCAAGCCAAAAACACAGAGAAGTGAAGAACAAATCAAAAGCGCCCAGCTGATGCTAAAAAGGTTTTCGTAGTTCATCACTCTTGCTCCTTGCGTAGTTGTTCGATGTAATCTTGCAGGTCTGATACATCCACGAAGTGCGACTTGCCTTCCGCGTACGCTATTGAGGACTCAATACCTTCAATCTGCTGCTCTATGGCGAATTTGTTTAGCCACTTGCCAAACTCAATGCAGTATTCATGCGGAGTTAAGCCCCACTTGCTAAATGCCACATCTTCCGAAGTCTCTCCAAATTCGTCTGTTTCTGATTCGACCATCAAAAAAGCATTCTCAATACGACTTAAGCAATCAGAAAAACTATGAAGGTTTCTAATGTTTGTGCATATAACAGACGTTGCTAATCTATTATTGTTTTCAGCGTTGAAGCCTAGCGCGTCAGCAATGCTGTTTGCGTGCAACTCCAGCCCCTCAACACGCTCATTAGCCTTTGCTAGTCCATCAGCACAATTGCCAAGCGTCTTTTCAAGCTTTTGAACTTTTTCCAGTGCAATTGATTTTTCTAAGTTCATATCTTGCGCAGCTAGCGTGGCTATTTTCTCGGCCCTCTCTGCTTTATCTGCAAGCTCATTAGCCTTTGCTAGTTGCTCGGTAAGGTGATTAATTTCATGAGATGCAGCTTGTGCCAGATCATTAATACTGACTTCACACGAACCCTCGCGGCCTTGGTCGTCTTCGCCAAAAACCTCCATACCACCGTCTTCAATCATTTCCGCATCAGCTGCAGCGAACTCACCAAGGATAAAGAGAAGTGCACCACCAAATTTATTTGTTTTTACGTTGCTCATGCGCTGGCCACCTCTTTCCATTGATCACGTTCACGAGTGATCTGGTTGATTTGCTCTTGCAGCTGCTCACACTGTTTTTGTAATAGGCCGCATTCGACGTTACCGTCATTAATGGTTTCTTCATGTTGCTGCAGTTCAGACATGGCCAAACGCTTTAAGCGCTCATTTTCTGCATTAACGCGCGCCAGCTCCTGAATAATTGCATCAGCTACACATTCACCTTCATCTACCAGATTGTTACCAACGCAATGCTCGAGTAATTTTTCAAGGCTTTGCTCATTACGCGTGGCTGCTTCAACGATTGGGGCGAATGCCTCTCTAACCTCATTAGCTGAAATTAGGGTGCCATTAACAGGGCAGTGGCCTAAGGCCTTAAAATCAAGCTTAGTCATTACTGCATCCCTAAATCTTCAAGTGTTACGCCTAGCTCTTTCGCCATTTCATGTGCTTCTATGCGACGACGAACGCGGCAAGCTTCAAGTGACTCTTGCTTAGTGCGGCGCTTCTCAGTTGATCCTTTGCCGCGAAAACATGAATCTGTGAATTGTTGAAATACATCGTTATGCGGTCTCATTCGCCTAATCCTTTTTACTTGTTTCTTCTAGCGCTTCAGCGCGTTCTAACTGAATGGCAAGGCTCTCTAACTGGCGAACCTCATCAACGCTAAACTGAACCGGCAGGTTCGAACCAATCACCTTGGCCAACGCGCTTACTCCGGTACCGTTCAATTGAAATATGTGTTTCATAGTTACTGAGTGGGGCAGTGCCCCACACCTTATTGATGGTTAAGCGCGAAAGCCGCCGATAAAGACTTCAACAGGCAACTCGTTAAGGTTGTCTGAAATCTTCTCTTTGAACTCTTCAGAGATTTGTTCGTTATGCTCTTCTTCACCCACTATGCGCAGCGTGAAGGTAATGCGCGCATCACCAGTGAGCATTGAAACGCGGATTCTGAACGTAACTTCTGATAGGCCTGCATAGGGGACGCAGGTAAAATTAATGTAGGCTGGCAGGTCTTTCTTGTTCTTGGCCGCTTCACGCTCTGTCACGCTGGCGCTGTTCTCGAACTGGTCTATTGAGCTTTCAATTTCTCGTACACGCTCAACGGTTACCGTTCTAACTGCGTTAATGGCCACAGCCAGATTCATTTGTTCACCTGAAAGACCGTCTACTGTGATACGGTCTTTCCAGTCTTCAATGAAATCACTAAGGTCTTGCTGACCAGAACGTCCACCGCATGCAGAAATCAACGCCTTATAAGCAGCTGTTTTAGGGATGCTAAGTGTAGCCTTGTGATCACAGTGACCAGGTACAACCAAATCACCTACGTTTAAAACGGCAGCGGCCTTCATGTCTTCACCGTCGATAAATACTTGCGCGTTAGGGTAAAGCGGGGTTTCTTCGCCAACGTACTCACTCACATACGCAACAAAGCTTTTGATATCTTCCGTAGTAAAGGAGCCGCGAAAACGTGTTCGGTTCTGCAGTTGGTTTTCAAAGTTAAGTAAAGAAAAATTATCCGGTACCATCATGGCCGGTGCTTCTCTTTCCTGAATCAAGCAAGTAGTGTCAGCCAGCTGCGCATTTAATTGCTTGTTAAGTTCGCTCTTTTGAAGTTCTAGAAGTGTGTCGCGATCTAACATAATTATTCCTTAGTCATCTTAGTTACATTGGCTTGACCCGCGAACAGGTCGTCGTGGCTTTTAGCAAGCAAACTAATAGAACCATCCTTGTTCACCCACATTGGGGTTTCAGTGGTGGTCTCTTCGTTAATCTTGCCCGTTGGGGTAGGACGTGAATATTTGGCAGTAGAAACCACCTTCACTTTAATGCCTGCACCGTTTTGGGCAGACGTTGCAGCCGGTTCAATTTTGAAGGTAACGTCTAACTTGCCACCCTTATTGAATCGAAAGATTGATTTGCTCACCTCTGTAAGAAAGGCAGTTAGCTGACGCTCAAATGCACCGCTATCTACTTCAGCGAGAAATTCATTTAATGGGCCTTGTTCGCTCATTGTTTTTCCTTTGGTTAAGCTGCTAGCAGCTATTCAATAAAATCGTCTAAACCGCGTTGCTGTGCTCTTCGCTTGAACTTCTCAAGCGCGGTTTTTTCTAGTTTGTCGATGCGGTAAACGTTGCAGCCGCATACTTCTGCAATAGCGTCACGAGTAATTATTTGCCCTGGCTCGATAAGCACACTTAGCACTGCCAAGCCAAGGTCAATGTTTAACTCGTCTTCGCGCTTCATTAAGCATTAGCAGCTAGCGCTGCAGCTTTAGCTTGCAAACTGAAGTAGCGGTCTAGGAATAGTTCTTTGGCACCCATTGGTGGAAGCGGGTGAATGATTTCTTCACAAGGCACTTGATCACTAATGAATGCCCAGTGAGCAGGGTGAGGTGTCATTAGGTCGCGCACCTCGGTAGCTAGCATTTTTATATCTGCGTCTTTTACGCATGCATGAACTGGCCATTCAACGCCGACACTTCTGTAAAGGTTCTGTTCAATAGTGGTGTGAATACTTTGGTAGACAGGTAGCAACTGCTTTAAAGGGGAAACCATGTCACCACAGTAAGCTTCTGCAGCATCATGAAGTAGGGCAGCTAGCGCATGTTCTTCTGGTACCAACTCACTAACAAGAACGGAATGTTGCGCAACTGAGTAGAATTTATTGGTGTGGCCATTGAAGCGGCACATGTTAGAAAGTGCGTGTGCGATGTCTTCAATATCAAAAAGCATGTGCTTAATGTTGGTGTAATCAAACGTGGTACCAGAGCGCAGCTGAACTTTCGGAGGAACTTGAGCGTTTGATAGAGGTACCACATTATTCGGCTTTGCCGGGGTGCTGGTGACTGTGATGTCGAACTCTTTACAGATTTCGCGAAGCTTGCTTACTGTCTCTTGGATCTTCTCAAACAGATAGTTTTCACCAGGCCATGAGTTCGCATTGCTTAAATAACAATGATTGAGACCATCTTTCCAAACATCGATAAAGAAATAACCTTTATCTAGGGCTATTTGGTGCTGAACACTAAAGCGAACATCATCAGCGATAGCATTTGTAAGAAGCAGCATTTCATCTTTGCCAGCTGCGATTGATTCTTTAAGTATTGAATTTGATTGCATTTTGTCGCATCTCCAGTTCAAAGCTATTGCTTTTTTGAACGTCCGTTATATATTAAGGCGCGGTTATTTATTAAACCGACACCCCACAGGGAATATGCTTAAAGGTAAGAATCTTGCCTTTACTTACCAAAAAGATAATACTAATATTAGTAAAAAGGTAAGGTTATGCAATACCAAAACGGTAAGAAATTAACTGGTAAGACCAGATAGTTGGGGTTTGAAGTAAGGGATTTTCATTGAAGCAGTAAGATTTCTGTTAAAGTTTGGCTGTACATCCGTACAACAACATACACAGGAATAATCATGAAAAAACTGCTTAAAAACGCCTCTCTAATTTCAATCGCAATCTTTGCTTGCTATGCCTCTACCTCTGCTAACGCTGACCCCGTTAGCAAGCTTACTTGCGCCTTAAACCCTTCTTCATGCTCATCAACGCTTGGAGCTGGGGGTACAGGCCATGGTGGTACCGGCGGTGGTAATGGCGGTAACACTGGTACGAAAACGGAAATCACAAACGGTGTAAATAATGCGAAAAGTAACGAATAGGTGTAATAAATGGCGCTCATATCAATAGCTTTTGAATGGGCGTTAGACCAGTGGGCGGTAGTAGTTGCCGCCCTGGCATTTGTCTATAATATGCTCTTCAACTCACAAAACAGTAGGCTTATAGCCTCTTCTCTTACTGTGGCCTTAATGTATGCATTCGGGCATTTCTTATTAGCTTGGATTAACGAGTTACCATTCGATGAGCAGGTGTACTTTCGGTACTCTTCGAGGTTTCTTCTTTATGCTATTGCCGGGTTCTTTATGGCAGCGCTTATATTTAAGCTCGGCCCCAACTTCACCACTACCACAGTTTTTTCAATCATGATTTTTTCAATGATCATGCAGCTGCTGCTTCACATTGATAGAAATGTGATTGGACTAAATAAAATAAGTGAATCTATTGAGCTGGGTAACGCCATCGTCAATAAAGGTTTTCCATCTGGATATTGGTTCTTGTGGGATTTTTACACGGTAAGTCTGAATGTTACCGGTTGTTTTTTATTTATATATTTGTTCGTTGGTGAGGATATAAAGGAGTATCTATGTTCACGTTTTTCTTAGTATTAGTGTTTGGTTTAGTCGTTTCAGCAATCGTCTTTGTGACATTTTCAAAACCAAATCATCAGGTAAAGCAAAAACAATTAGCCATATATATTGCCAATGTAAGATACCTTAAGAAGTGTGCTGAAGAGTGCAGTGATGGACTGCAAACACTTGAATATTCGAAGAGAAGAGAAGCCCTGATAGAAGAGCTCCTAAGTTACATTGAGAAACACAAACTAACTGACTGTGATGCAGTCAAATCGGCTGATATTATAAAGCTTGATGACTTTCGTTCCCGCCAGAGCGCTTAGCATCTTTGCTATTAATTAGGTTTTTATACTCCGTAATAATTAAGCTTGTGACAGCTTCTGAGTCTATCGATTTCTTTGGCTCATAAATACCCGCAGCTATTAACTGGTTTATTACGTTTTTAACGGCCAGTGTAAGTAGGTCCTCATCATTCAAGTGACCAACATTATCATCTTTCGAAACCTGTAGTTTATCCATCCAGCCTACAGGCTTTTCGAAGGCCTTTTCTAGCTTCCTTGCGAACTTATCACCCATTTTCTTATTACTGTTGCCATTTTTCAGTTGGCTTATGTAGTTTGCATCAGTGTCTACAAGGTCCGACAACGCCTTTATTGAACCGATCACAGCTATAAGATATTCAAGGTTTAATCGCCTAACCTCTTTTACATCCATTATAAATTCCAGTCGCTTATTCATTTAGTCTCTCAATCAAACCATATCTTACCTAAATGGTAAATTAGCTTGACGGTAAGATTTGTCAATACTAGAATCTTACTTAAACGGTAAGGTTAAGGTGACTTATGACACTCAAAGAATGGTTTCAAAAGCACAAATCGCTAGATATGAGAATGAAGTTGGCTGAAAAAGCGGATAGCACAGTTGGTTATCTCAATCAGCTTGCATACACCCCAAAAAAGGCCAGCGTGTCTATGTGCGCCGCATTGTATTCGGCATCGGTGGAATTAACACCTGGCGAAGTAATCTTTCCAGAAGACGAAAGACCCGATATTGCGGAAGTATTTAGCACAAAGCAGCAGCACGAAGAAGAGAGCAAGGCAGCATGACTTTAGCTATGGCCTCTCATCAAGAAGCGCTTTATGAATGCTTAACTCGCACTTCAAACATTGCACGAATAACGCTAAATCGTCGTCACAACCATTCAGCGACAGTGGCCGCAACGCTTCAACAGCTTCTTTTAACAGAGCAAAAGCCGCTTCTAGGTTTTTTTGTTGTTTCATCACAATACCTTTTAAACAGTGTTTCACTCGAAAGCATAACTGAAGCGCTGCAAACCTATAACTGTACTAAGGAGCGGAAATCGTGAGTGCAGCCATTCTATTTAAAACATCAAAAGACTTGCCGCCGCCTTTTGGTGGGTGCGCCTATTTTGAGAGGTCCTGTGATCCGTTTCACCCTAAGGTATTGCAGTCTGCTTTAGACAAAACAATAGATTCGTCAGACGTTCCGGAGTCTGGGTGGATGGGAATAGATTGGGCAGAAAATCCAATCTGCTTTATTCCAGATGGAACAGGTTACGAGAAACGCAATGAAAGCTTTTCCATTGAAGAAGGTTACTTCCCAGATGGAAGAATGTTCGCTTATCCCCTTGGGGAAAATGGCGATTATTTAAAAAATCGGCACCAAGCCGAAAAAACCAAGAGGAACAATAATGGACAATCAGCATAAGAAAATTAAGGGGTATAGAGACCTCTCTCAGGAAGAAATCGACTTAATGAACGAGGGGAAAGAACTTTCACAAAAAGTGGGAGACTTCATTTCAAAATTAGAAGCAAACGAAAAACTGGATAAGCGATGGGTCGCAATAGGGAAAACAGACCTGCAAAAAGGGTTTATGTCTGCCATTAGAAGTATCGCTCAGCCAACTAGTTTTTAACTCAAAGCGTTCAATATTTATGTGTATTAAAGAAAAAGCCCAGCAAGACCAAGAAGTATGGCAAATCAATATTTGCGACGAGAAAGTTCTACTAAAGAGACTTGAGAACGGCAAGACGGTAGAAAGCTACCGCCATACCGATAAAGCAAAAGCAATACAAGACATCATCTCAATTCTCCGTGGCCTTGACCCAATGAGGGATTACTCTTCAGCGCAAAATGAAAAGAATGTTTCACAACCATTTCAAATGTCAGTTTCGCAAGCGGCAAAGATTGGTAAAAACCTAAACAAGGTTGTCAGTTGCGCAATCAGAGTTACTGCTGGCGTAGACCAACCCAGTGCTAAATATAGCGATGAGCATAACTCCTCAATAAAACAAAGGAGAGAGGCGTTTGAACAGACTGATATTTTTAAAAAGGCTGTGCAAATAGGAACATTGGCTGAAGAGGCGCTAAACCTCATTCAGCCAACAGAACTCTTGTAGAAGCTCGTTTCTATATTTCGTAGTCGCTTTGAATAGGTAATGGTTATGTCTACAAAAAATAAAGCAGTTAAAGGTCACCGCCACATGTGGCACCAGCCACCACTTTCTGTGCGCCTAGTTAGAACCTTTTTTCTAATAGTTGCGCTTTTTGTGGTCGTTTTGCCTTTCGCCATTGCAGCTTATGCTTTGGTGACCTTATGAGCACGCAAGGTCGAATGATGAAGTACATGGGCTTACCACCAACTCGAAAGAAGATTTTTAAGGTTGGTGATGCCGTTCGACCAATGCCAGGCGCACGCACATTAACTGAATCTACCATTCTTGATGGTAAGAGCTACGGAAAAGTAGCCATTGTTTTTGAACGCATCATCCATGTTGATGACGACTTGAACGGGCGCATTCATTTAGCGCCTGAAGACTTAATTCTGATCACTGCCGCAGAGGACCAGTAATGTTTACTGACACTGATTTACTGAATTGTTTTAAGCCTAACTGCACATATAGCCGCGACGCTCTCGCTGAAGCAATTGGTGCTGTTGAATTGCCACCACTTTCTGCGGCATTGGGCAGGCTAAGCGGGCAGGGCTTTATCGTTAAAGATCTTGCTGAGAAGACATGGACGCTCACGGCCAAAGGTAAAGCAGCTACTTATTTCGAGCCGATTGGCGGTACTGCGGCTTCACTTAACGACAAAGTGAAAGATATCAGCGCAGCACGAACTGCTAAAGACCAAAAGCAGGAAGACCCGGTTCACACATCCATTAAAAGCCTAGAAGCATTGTTCATCGCAATTAGGCGTAAACCGCAAGACCTTGGCATTAAGCGCGAAACACTAAATGCGTTAGCCAGATTCATGGATCCAACCATCTCAAGTAAGCTAGTTGAAATAGCAGACGACCTGCTGCAGCTGGAAGCTATAACTAAGCTAGGCGAGGGCATGCAGTGAATCAGGCCGAGTATGAAGCGCTAAGCGATAACTGCTTGCCTCCATTTGCAGTTACGCTATACATACGTTGCTTTCGAAAGAAAATGAGATATAGTGACGGGATAGTGCATGTTTCCTTACGCTCTATGAAAGAGGAAATGGAGCACACCCCCCTTCGTGGCTCTAACACGGTTGAGCCCAAGCCTACCACTGAGAAAATACGAACAGCAGTTCGACAATTAGAGCGCGCAAACCTAATCGAACTGATTAGAAAAGGCTCTATTAAAGAACAAAAAGCAGCCTGTTATCACTGCTCTTTAGCCTCAACAGACTTATCAGGTTCAAATGAGGAACAACACGAGAGCAACACGGGAACAACACGCAATAAAAAAACGCCACAACCCACACCACACAAGCGATACAGCGGAAACGTCTTAAAATTTCAAAAGTCCGATGAACAACACATATCCGTTATATCCGATATAGAAGAAGAAGATAGCGCGTGCGCGCGCGAAAATCTGAACTTCTGTAACGACTGGATAGGGCTGGCCAAGCAAGTTGGTCTTTCAGTCAGTACGGATGAATTACAAGCGATTTTCAACAAGTGGAAGTTTAGCGATACAGGTAACACCTATCGCCACATAGCCACACATCGAAAGTACTGGATGCGTTATTGCGCAACCATCAAGCACAACCAAGTCAAAGGGGGCAGTCATGCACTCAAGCAGCAATCTAGTCAACAAAGTGGGTATCGCAATGCAACCGCAACCGCATGGCGAGACTGTTATGAACGAGCGCAACGAGGCGAAGGGGTCGAAGCGTTCGACTTCTCTACCGAGCAGACTTGATACTGTCTACCAGTTTTGCCTAACGAACTTGAAACCAGTGTTGATGGAGTACTGGCCTGAATTCGTGAACAAGTACCCAGAACTGGATATGCAGCAATGGGCCATTCGTGAATACGCTAAGCAGATGGTAGACGAGGGTGTTTCCAGTAGTCGACAAATTCAATCGGGTATTGCAAAGGCGTGTAAGCAGCAATATCGCCCACGGCCTACAGAGTTTGCGAAGCTTTGTAAGCCTACACCTGAGGAACTTGGAATACCCTCACTGCGTGAAGCTTACGATGAAGTGATCGCCAGACGCGGAAGATTCAAAGGTAAAGACTTTGAATTTAGCCATCGCGCGGTTGAGCTGGTAGACGAACGTGTTGGTCATCGTGTTTATCAAATGCGAGACGCTGACTTCATGGAACTGTTCAAAGGTGAGTATGAGTACTGGGTAGGCAGAGCTATGACAGGAGATTTGCCTGAAGCGAAAAAAGCGCTTGAATACTCAACACCGAAAAAGCCGGTTATCGACAGTTACGTGGCTAAGCACGGCAAACCTATGCTTGGCGATGATTTGGTTAGTCAGAAAATTAAAGAGCTTGGCATGCTAGTTTCTAGAAAACGCCAGGCGCACATAAGCACACCAGACGATAAGGTAGCGTAGTAGTGACAGACGTTCAGCACGATACAAGCGAAACCGAAACTTTGCTCAATGAGTGGGGCAAATGGAGCCGAATGGGATTAGGACTCAATATCGGTAAAAGCGATAACAACAACGTGTATTTCATCAATGACGATATGGCGCTATTGGTAGACCGTCTTGTTGCAGAACTGAAGCGAGAGCGACCTTTGTTAGCCAACATAGTCATCATGTACTATCGAAGCGATTACAATTACCCAATGATTTCTAACGCGTTAAATATTGGTGAGACAAAAGCAAGAAGTCTACATAAATCAGCTATTTGTTGGGTTGATGGGGCTTTGATTGGGTTCACCCTAGACGTTAAATTGGCATAATTTGAAAAAACTTGTTGATCTGCGCGCGCGGATCATCTACTTTACTTCACGTAAGCTAAGTGAAGCTGCACTCGACACAAAGGTCACTCATTGAGTGGCCTTTTTTTGTGCCTGCTTTTCTCTGCTTGTTGTGTCTTGTTTATCCCAACCTTGCCTCACCATTTGGTGGGGCTTTTTTATGGATGAAGATTATGTTTCCCTACGGCAAAACTTCACAAGCCCGTCTTGATACGTGCCATGTTGATACTCAAACGATATTCAACGAGGTGAAGAAGTTCATTAACGCGTCGATCTTTTGCGGCTATCGCGGTAAAGATGAGCAGAACAAAGCCTTTGCCGATGGTTTGAGTCAATTGGAGTGGCCTAACTCAAAGCACAACACTTTTCCTTCCATGGCCATTGATGCTGGCCCTTACTTCGTAGAATTAAGTAACACAGACTGGAAAGACGAATTGGCTTTCGCTGTATTCGCAGGACATGTCATGTGTATTGCTCGTCAGCTATACGCTGAGGGTAAAACAACCCACTTGCTTCGCTGGGGTGGTGATTGGGATATGGACGGTAGAAGCCGTGATGAGCGTTTCCGCGACTTACCACACTTTGAGTTATATAAGCCATAAGGTGAAATAATGAATTGGTTAAAACCTCTAAGCAGCGCTATTGATGGTGTTATTGGTATCTTCAAGAGTAAGCAAGAGCAAAAGGCAAACGCTGAACAGGCTAAGGCAAAGCTTAAGCAAACTAAATTACAAGGTGAGCATGAGGTCACACTTACTGACGCAGAGGGAGAAGCGCTATTAGCCCAGGGCTTAGAGAGCAGCTGGAAAGATGAGTACGTTACCGTTCTCATTACCTCACCTTACGCTTTGTTGGTATTAGGTGCGATATTGTTAGCTGTATTCAATGACTCTCGCATGTTGGATGCAGCAGTACTGGCCATCAGTAATCTTGAGAAAGCCGGTGTTGATTTAGACTTTCTGTTCAAGGCTGTAGTGTTATCTGCTATTGGCCTGAAGGTATGGCGTGGTAAGTAATAACCTTACGTCTAATACACAATGGAACAACAATTGAATAATCATGTTATGGGCCCTACAGGAGTGCATAGCATGTCAGCATATAGCGACAGATTTAAAATGAGTGATAAGACCACAGCTACTAACTACACAGCCAGTGGCCTTACGGCTTTATGGGGAATGGTAAACATCGACCATCTAGTAGCAGTGATAGGTATTATCATAGCCATAGCCACCTTCGGCGTTAACGTCTACTTCAAGCGCAAAGAAGACAGACGACAAGAAGAACTTCATGCCAAACTTATGGAAGCATCACCTAACAACGAATGCATTCCTAAATAACTTTCATAAAAATATTTTCGCGGGTCCTTTTGGAGGCACCCCCTCACACGGCGCATAGACTCGCGTTTTTTTAACAGCTATAAAATCCCATAGGGGGGTTATATTTTGTTTGATTTAGATGATAAAGCTAAACAAACAGAATTCGCTTCTTTGGTTGGTGCTTCACAACCGGCCATTCACAAACATCTCGATAACGGAACCTTAGTTCGTGGCGGTACCTACCGCCAGTGGTTACGTGCTTACTGCGAAAAACTACGCGACGAAGCCAGCGGCAGAACCGCAAGCGACCAGCGCTTGAAGTTAGACGAAGCGCGAACACGCGAAGCCTCGGCAAACGCGAGAATAAAAGAGCTCACGCTATTCAAAGAGGAAAAGCTAATTCTCGACAAGGCGCAAGTTCGCGAAGCTATCGACGGCTGGATTGCCCTGGCGAAATCTGAGTACACAAACTCGATAGAAAAAATCTTAGCCATGCTGGAAAGCCAGCATGGTATCACCATAGACAGAGAATCAATTGATGGAACCACAGCTGCTGCCATGCGAGTTATTGCAGACTTCCAGTTCCAATCTACAGACTCTGATTGACGAATGCCGCGCTGGGTGGCTACCACCTGAAAACATTCCAACGCGCCAATGGCTTGAAAAGTACTTTCGATTACCCGCTGAAGATGCAGACTTTGCTGGTTTGTACAACGCGGATTACGTGCCGTACTTCTGGGGTGTAATGCATGCCCTAGATGATGACTTTGTTGAGATGGTCGGCTTAATGAAAGCCGCTCAAATCGGCTGGACTCTGCTTGAAACTGGCTGGATAGCAAAGCGTATTTGCTGTGAACCCAGTCGAATTCTTGGGTTGTTTCCTAAAGATGACAAAGCACGCGACTTCATTGAAGAGAAGTTTGAACCTGTAATCAGGGCTACGCCTGAACTCGCTAAAAAAGTTGATGTTAGCAGCAGTAGAAAGGCGGGTAACCGAAGCAATAAAAAGAATTTCCCCGGGGGTTCTCTTAAAGTTTTTGGCTCTAACTCAGTCAGTAACGTTAAGTCGACGCCATCGCCAGTGGTGCTGGTTGAAGAACCCGACGACACAAACGGTAACGTTGGTGATCAGGGGGATGCGATACGCTTAGCGCGCGAACGCATTAAACGCTTCCGAAAACGTAAGTTTGTTCTTGGTGGTACACCTTCCGTTGAGGATTTAAGCGAAGTTGAGCATTACATCAACCTCGGTACGCAGCGACATTTGCCAGTGGCCTGCCACGATTGTGGCGAAAAGCACGTTTTAGACTGGGAAAATGTCAGCTGGGTAGAGCAAGATGAAGGCCCTGTTCATCCAGTCTATGGTAGAAACCTACCTGAAACGGCGGTTTATGCTTGCCCTCACTGCGGTAGTGCGTGGAATGACTGGCAGCGTCAGCAAAATATATTCAATACCTGCAAAACTGCAGAGGAAGAAGGCGATAAGTTCTGTGGTTGGGTACCAACGGTTAACACCGATGGCGTAATAGAAACCTTCAAGGGGCTGTCTGAGCTTTACGTTTGTATTCCTGGCACCTCGCTTTCAAGTTTGGTTAAGGACTTTCTTGAAGCAGAACACGAAGCTGCAGCTGGTGACGAAGCCGGTAGGATAATTTTTCAGAACTCTAAACTGGGTAAGCCTTACGCATACCGCAGTAAAGATAACCTGAATCACGAGCAGCTGCAGGCGCTTGCTGATGACTACCCAGAATTAACGGTACCAAAAGGTGGCTTAATTGTTACCGCTGGCATCGATGTTCAGCACGATAGATTAGCTATTATCATTCGGGCGTTCGGTAGAAACGAGGAAAGCTGGTTAGTTCTTTGGAAAGAAATTTCCGGTGACTGTGTTGATAAAGCTGATCCTGTGTGGGATGAGTTGGACCAATTACTTTTCAACGGGTTCGAGCATGAAACGCTTGGTAGGGTTTACCTTTCAGCGGCCAGTATAGATAGCTCTGACGGTGGTACCAACCACGCGGTCTATCACTACGTTAGAACGAGAAGTAAGAAACATAGACGCGTTCACCTTATGGCAATCAAAGGTGACAGTAACGACAACGGCAAGCGTGAAATATTCCGTTTACCTTCTGCAAAACTCGACCATAACAACGCCAAGCGCTCAACAAAAGCAGACAAGCACGGCGTTCTTGTTTACCTCGTTGGTACTCACAAGGCTAAAGATCTTCTATCAAAGCGGCTTCAAGGTACCGGAGCTTTCATGCACAGCTACAAAGATGCGCGTGCTGATTACTGGGAGCAAGTGACAGCTGAGGTTAAGGCGCCAAGTAAAAAGCTTCGCGGCCAAATGACTTGGCAATGCCGGAGCGGTAGAAGAAACGAAGGTACCGACTGCGAAGTGTATGCGCTTCACGCTGCAATGTCTCAAAAGGTTCACGCTAAAACTAGCGCCCAATGGGATGCACTTGAAAACAGCTTAAGTCAGAAAGACATGTTCAGCGCTGAATTAGAAAGCGAAGTTGAACAGAAAGCTACCAAGCGAAAACGCCAATCATCTGCCACTCGCCCACGGCGAAAGCGTGGCTTTAGTACTCAGGTTAGATAATGAATGAACCAAAACGTTTAATCAAAGGTGACTACGCCAAGTGGTCACGCAAAGTGGCGAACGCATCACACACTTATCAGTACATTCTGGTTGGCCCCGAAAGCAAATTTACCATCGACACGACTGTGGTTGATGGGGCGCTTCATGTTGACCTTGGTTCTGAAGAAACGAAAGGGTACCAGTCTGGTGAGTATCGCTGGCATTTGTTTAGTGATGATGGCACTGGCCGCAGAACAGTCGACCATGGCTACATCATTATCGACGCTAACCCTCATGATTTAGAGTATTGCGACACAACCAGCCATGCAGAACGTGTTTTAAAGGCGATAGAAAAGCGCATTGAAGGCCGCATTCTTTCTGATCACGAAAACTATACCGTTGATGGCCGTAGTTTAACTCGCATACCTATTGAGCAGCTTGAAAAGTTAAAGCGCAAATATAGCTGGCGCGTTCGCAGTGTTAGGCAGAAGAAAGGCCTAACTAAACCCCCACGTCGAGCTTACTACAGGTAGTGTATGTTTAATCTCTTTAAAAAGTCGAAAGGCGAAACCGAGCGAGTTGAACCAGTTCTTGGGAAAGGCGCTGGTTCTAGCCGTGATCGTCAGCGTCATAAATTGCATGCACAGGAACGCTTTGCTGCAGCAAAAAGTCCACGTATCAGTTCAAATAATTTCTTTGGTTCTGGTCTTAGCATTGATGAAACGTTAAGACGCGATTTATCAAGAATTAAGGCTGCTAGTCGCAAAGCTGGTGAAGACGTTGGCTATATGAAGCGCTTCTTTTCCATGGTGCAGACTCACGTTGTTGGTGATAAGGGGCCGCGCTTACACGCTGAAGTTCGCGGAAACGATGGAAATTTAGACCGCGTAGCTAATCAATCTATTGAAAAAGCGTTCGCTAAGTGGTGCAAAATTGGCGTGTGTGAAATCAGTGGGCGCATGGACTTCATTGGGGCCATGCAGCTCATTGCAAAAACCGTATGCCAAGACGGTGACATTATCATTCGTCACATTCACGGCGCGCCCAATAAGTTTGGGTATGCCATTCAGTTGATTGAAGCTGACCTGTTAGACGCGACTTTAAACAAAGATTTAGGGAACGGCGTTCGCATTAAGATGGGCGTTGAAATAGATAAGTGGGGCAGACATGTTGCTTATCACTTGTTGACTAACCACCCTGGTGAACATACGTGGCGCCATGATAATACTGGGAAGCGCTACGTTCGTATTCCTGCAGATGAAATCATTCTTCCTTTTCCAATGTTCCGCCCTGGTCAAACACGCGGTGTTCCATGGGCTCACGCATCACTCTTAGATTTTCACGATATCGGTGGTTATCGCGAATCAGCGCTAGTGGGTAGCAGGGTTGCAGCCAGCAACATGGTTATTTACGAACGCGACCCAGAGCAAGAAGCCCCTGAGGAAGAGGACGAAGGTGATTTCATTTTCGAACTTGAACCAGGCGGTGCAGCAATTACCCCAGAGGGTTACCGCGCAAAAGAAACAAACTTTCAACATCACGGCGATTCAGTTGAAGGATTTCAAAAGGCATCGCTTAAAGGCGCGTTTGCTGGCGTAGATGTGAACTACAACACAGGCGCGAACGACTATGAAGGTGTTTCATGGTCAAGCCTTCGCCAAGCAGTACTCGAAGATAGAGAGCACTGGAAACGTCTTCAAGGTTGGTTAATAAGCCAAGTGGTTGGCGCGATATACCAACGCTGGCTTAAACATGCGCTTTTGAATGGCGCTATAGACAACTTAAGAGGCTACGACCTAGAACGCAGCGTTGATGCATTTTCTTTCAAAGGACGCAGATGGCAATGGGTTGACCCATTAAAGGATGAACAGGCCATCGGCGCTGCAATGGATAACTTCACCGTTAACCCGATGGACGTTCTGAATGAAAAAGGTGTTGATGTCGACGAAATGGCAGAAGGCTGGCAGCAATATCTTCAGATTTTAGGTCCAGCGATGGAGCTGGCTAAAGGTTTTGGTATAGGCAAAGGGGCAAAAGTTGCAGCTGCAGCCAATAAGAACGCCCCTAAAAACGATGAAGAAGAGGGCGAACAGTGAACGTAAATAAAGTTACTGCAGCCATGTTGCGTAAAGGGCAATGCCCTGTCATGCAGCGTGACATGGAAGCGCAAATTGAAAAGGTAGACGAAGAAAGCCGTATCGTCACCCTTAGCTTTTCCAGTGAATATGAAGTTGAGCGCTGGGGATGGGTAGAAACCCTTGGTCATGATGAAGGTGAATGTGACCTAGCAAGAATTAACAATAAAGGCCCGTTCCTTAGTGATCACAACTGGAACGACCAACGCGGCGTAATTCAAAAAGCTTGGATTGAGAAAGGGCGCGGCTACGCTGAAATAAAGTTGAGCCGTAACCCGCTAGGCCAGCAGCTTCTTATCGATATGCAAGATGAGATTCGTGTGAATGTATCTGTTGGCTACCGTATCCACGCCGCGAAATTAACCCGCGAAGAAAACGATTTAGATTACTACCGCGTTACCCACTGGGAACCGCTTGAAATATCTTCTGTATCAGTACCGGCAGACCCTACCGTAGGTGTTGGTCGCAACGCTGAAACAAACGACAACCCCGTAAAAATAACCACCACTGAGGTACGTAAAATGGATGATACCAAAATCCAAGACAACAACGCCCCGGATGAAACGGCCGAACGTTCGGAATCACCGGAAACGACTAACCAAACTAAGCGTGAATTCGCAGAGCCACGTAAAGTTAAAACTTCACCTGAAGCAAGCGATGCTCAACGTATTGCTGAAACTGCACGCCAGTACGGTGCCACTGATTTAGGCAATAACTTTATTGCTAAAGGCCGCAGCTACGAAGAGTTTAACAGCGCGCTTATTCGTGAGCTTCACGGCAAGCGAAAAGATCCTGAAGCCGAGTCAACAATGATTAATTTGGATATCGGTGAAAACGAGCTTCGCAAGTACAGCGTTATTAATGCGCTTCGCGCGGTTGCTACGGGTAACTTTAAGAAAGCTGGCCTTGAACGTGAAGTGTCAGAAGCTATCGCTAAACGTGTTGGCCGTGATGCTGACGGTATTTATCTTAGCTATGAGGCCATGGGCTACGGTTTGCGCCAAATGCAACTTGCACGTATGCAATCAGCTGGCACTGCGGGTAAAGGTGCTGAGCTTGTAGCTACCGAACTTCATGCTGAAATGTACATTGAAGCACTTCGCGCACAAGCAGTGGTGGGTCAATTAGGTGCGCGCATGGTGTCTGGCCTTGTGGGTGATGTTGATATTCCTAAACAGAATGGTTCGGCAACCTTCTACTGGGTAGAGGAAGACGGTGCAGCTACAGACAGTGACCTGTCTTTCACCACTGTACAGCTACGACCTAAAACGCTAGCTACTGCAGTTCCTATCACTCGCCGTATCATGAACCAGTCTACGCCAGATATTGAAGCGCTGGTTATGGCTGACATCATGCGTGGTCAAAGCTTAGGGTTAGACCAGGGCGCGCTTTACGGTTCGGGCATTGGCAATGAACCTACAGGTATCGCTAATACCAGCGGTATCGGTGCAATTGCGTTCGCTACACCAAATAGTCCTACATGGGCTGAAACTGTTGCATTTGAAACTGACGTGGCAGAAGCCAACGCAGATGCTAACACCATGGCTTATCTAATGCGCCCGTCTTTACGCGGCAAGCTTAAAACGACTGAGAAAGCTTCAGGCACAGGCCAGTTTATTTGGCAGAATGGCCGTGTTAACGACTACAACGCTGCAGTAACAACACAAATGAACGCTGGCCAGATGTTGTTTGGTGACTTCTCGCAAGCGCTAATTGGCTTGTGGGGTGCGCTTGACGTGGTACCTGATCGCGCTACCAAAGTTGCTAGCGGTGGTCTTGTTATGCGTTTGTTCCAAGACGCAGACGTTGCGGTTCGTCACCCTCAAGCTTTCTGCTTGGGTGAGTAATCCACATAATTTTTAACTAGCAAAGCACCTTCGGGTGCTTTTTTTTAAGGTAAAAGAAAATGGCTAGAGATAGTAAAAAAGTAAGCTTTGAGCCTACACGCGGTGTGCGCCTTATGGGTAAAAGCTACTTTCCTAAGGCAAAGGGTAAAACAATCATCTCGATTGATGCTTCGATGGCAAAGGAACTGCAGGCAGCGTCGAAAGGTAAAATTGTCGACGCAAAAGCTAACACTGAAATCGAAGTACCAAAAATCGATGACGGTTTAGACGCGGCGTTTGGTCCAGAGAACGATGGTGAAAGCGAATAGCTATGAGCTTTCAAGATGATCTTGCCGCAGATATGGAGTCAGTTTTTTTTGCTGACTTTAAACATGTGGCGGTTATCTCTGGTGTAGAGGTTAACGGATACCTGTACACCAGAGCGCATGAGTTCGGTGAACTGGACACTAATCAGGTTCAGTTCGACACACCGAAAACATCGCTACCAGCCATAAAGCGCAGGGAACCTATCACGGTAAATGGCGTTAAATATCTTTTCGTGACAAAGCAAGAGTCCGGCGAAGTTACCAGCTTGATCCTTGAGCGTGTTTAGTAATGTCAAAAATTGTATCGGTTAACTCAAAACAAGCCTTAGCTGAAATGAAGCGGATGAGTCGTGCGCTAGATACTCATAGAAAAGGTGAGGTTAACCGTGCAATGGCGGCAACCATCAACGATAGCCTCAAAAAGTCACGGACGAAAATAGTTCGCCGTGCTTCTAAGGCCATGCAAGTTAAGCAAGCACCTATAAGACAACGTGTGAAAATCACACGTGCTAAAGCGACTAGTCTTCACGGAAAAGTGTGGGCTGGTACCAATAGGCTGTCTGCAAGAACGGCAGGCGCTAAGCCGCGAGGTGATGGTCATGCGGTTGGTCCTTACGAGTGGCCAAACACATTCACCAATAAAGGCTTACGCAATATTTATATTCGAAAAGGTCAGGGAAGAGGAAACATTGAAGTCGCTGGTTTTGGTGCAAAGTTCACAGAGCAAACGCTTAAGAACGCTGTAAACCAAGAGACAGAAGCTTCGCTTGCTAAAGATTTTCCTTTAGAGCTATTTCGTCAGTTGACCTGGCGATTAGATAAAGCGCTAGGAATTAAGTAATGGCCACACGTTCGCAGATACGAGAAGTAATCCGCGCGATAGCGGAGCCTGCTGGCTTCTCGACTACTTTTAATTACTCTCCAGCGCAGATATTCGAAGACGAACTACCTGCGTTAAAGGTGTTCTTTAATTCTGGTGAAACTGAATATGACTTCGATGATACCGGAATTACAGAGGCACAAGTCATTGTTGAAATCATGCTTCGTGATCCGGGCAATATTGATGATGCATTAGACCAAAAAGCCACTGCAGTGCAGCAGCTGCTGCGCGAAAACCCCCAGTTAGACGGCCTGATTGAAGGCATGAATAGAACCAACTTTGCATACGACCGTGACAGTGAAACGACTATCGGTGAATTGCAGCTTACTTACACAATACAATACCTAGACGAGGATTAATCATGAAGGGTAAATTAGTCTCATTGCACTTATCGCCGGATGCTGGCACTTCTTACGGTGATTCAATAGCAAATATTATGACCATGGAGCCTGGTGAAATGACCAGTGAAGTGGTTGATGCAACCCAGTATGGTACCGAACATGACTGGAGAGAGTCAGATTACGGTTTACGTGATGGCGGTGAATGGAATATCACTGTTCGTTATCGCGAAACGCAGACTGATATTGAAAGTATTATTGATGCTTTCCATAACGGTACGAAAAACCACTTGCAGGTGCAATTTCCAGCGCCAATTTCTAAAGCAGTTTCATTCCGTTGCTTAACTACAAAAGTTGGTTATGCAATTCCTAAAGAGGGTCAAATAGACAGAAACTTAACGCTAAAAGTCGACGGCCCTATTCAAGAAGAAGATCTAGTTTAATGCTTGGCTTCTTTAAGCGTTTTATCGCTGAGCGTAAGATGCCGAAGGATAAAACCTTCGTGCATCGCGCGCAAAGTGCAGCAGTTAAATTGGGGCGTTGGCTTATCGTTGAGCTTTCTGCAGCAGATGCTGTAGTGATCATGGACCAACTCAATCTTATTCAGCGTTCCCATGCTGACTTAGAAGAGAAAGGGCGTAATGTAATGGCGCTAAGATACCAGGCTATTGCAATGTCGTTACGTACAAAGTCTGGGCGCATACCTTTAAAGTGGGATAGTGAAACTGACCTTTTGTTTCTTGCATCATTCCCACAGTCGAAAATTTCCTTAGTGCTTGCAGAAATTGCCAGTGTTTCTGATATGCCTTGGATAGACCCTCTTTATCAGCCTCCAAAAAGTGAAAATGACTCTCAATCAGAAGAGCCCGAACCACTAAGTGACGAGGATTTAGCAAGAAACCCCTCGTAGGCCAGCCCTATCGAACAGCCACACTTAGGCTGGCCTTAAAGCTAGGCTGCGAAGATGCAGACTCCCTCCTAGATAGACTCAGTGCGTCAAAGCTTCTCGAATGGTTGCGATTCGGTGAAATCGAGCCCTACGGCGGCAAAATTGACCAGTTCCAAGTGGCTGGTTTACGTGCTCAAGTGGCAAATTACTTAAGCAAAAAGGGTGATAAACCCTTCGAATCTAGCGATTTTATCGTTGGATATCGCCCCAAAATGCAAATCAAACCTATGTCTGTAGAAGAGCTTTATAAGCGCTTTACGAGAAGATAATGAGCAAAAAGAACTACGAAGTTGAACTGCGAGGCAATACCCGGTCTTATCGCAGCGAGTTAGGGCGTGCAATCACCAGTAATGAGCGCTTTAACAACTCAATGCGTGGATTATCACAGGGCGCACAAGCTATTCAAGGCCCAATGGGCGGCGTGGCCAGTAGGGTATCTGTCGTTAATTCATTGTTTTCTTCTGGTGCTGCAGTCACTAGCGGATTAGCTGCGGCATTAGCTGGCCTAGTTGCGGTTGGCTATAAGTCGCTGCAGGTGTTCAATGAATACGAAAAAAGCCAATTAAGAACCGAAGCACTAGTTAGGGCTACTGGTAATGCGGCTGGTTTCACTGCTGAGCAACTACAACAACAAGCAAACCAAGTTGCGTTAAGCACTCTGGCGAGTGTGCAGGGAATAACCGAAGCGCAGAACGTTCTTCAGACGTTTAAGTCTGTAAGCGGAGAAACCTTCACCCAGGCAGTGGAACTTTCTCAGGATATGGCCGCTGTTTTTGGCGGTACCGCTAAAGATAAAGCCCTGCAATTGGGTAAAGCATTAGAAGATCCTGTAGCGGGTATTAATGCACTTAAGCGCAGTGGTGTTAGTTTCACTTCTGCGCAGAAAGACATGATTCGCTCAATGGTAGAAATGGGCGATACTGCAGGCGCTCAAAAGGTCATTCTTGAACAGCTTGCGGGGCAAGTAGGCGGGGCTGGTTCTGCCGAAGCTGGCGGGTTAGCAGGTTCAGTAGACACGCTTGGCCAGCGTTGGGATGAATTATTACTCAGTTTTTCTGAAAGCTCATCTTTAGGTGGTGGCGTTAAGAAGTGGCTAGATGGTATCTCGTATTCACTTGATAAGTTGCGCGGCAAAATTGCGCCAACTATTGAAGAGTTACAAATAGAGCTTCAGTACCTCGAAAACACCCAGCAGAAATCAGCGACTAAACGCGGTGCCAACGCGGCAAAAGCAGCTAATGCTATTCGTTCAGCGGAAGCCGATGAGCTCAGAGACCAAATTCTGCAGATGAAAGCAGAACAGGGCGACCTGCAGGCGTTAGATCAGCTGATAGAACAACGAACCAGTGAACTTGGCAATTTACGCCAGCGCCTACCAAATGCGAGTTCGGAAGGTACCGGCTGGTTCGGGAGTGGTGAGTCAGAAAAAGAAGAGTTGCAGAAGCAGCAAAGGAAAGCGGCTGCAGAACTTCAAGAGTTTAAGCGGCAGAAAAAGCAACTTGAAGCAGCTAACCAAGCGCACGTAGAAACGCAAGCCGCTATCAAAGAAGAAGCAGATCAGACTGCACAAGTTAAGCGCGAAGAAGAAACTGAGAAAATGGCTTCAAGCCTTCGTGCGCAGTATCAGCGAATTTACGACGAGGCACTGGCAGCTGACGGTAGAGAGGTAGAGTTAACTAACTTGCGCTACGAGCGCAAGGTTGAAGAGATGAACGCAGAGCTTGAGCTTATGCGTGAAAAGGGACTGCTGACCCAAGAGCTTGAAAAGGAACATCAAGAAGCACTGAATAATCTTCTACTAACGAAAGAGGAGAAGGTTGCAGAACTGAACCAGCGCGAAATAGATGCGGCAACGGAGAAGTATGCTGCAATACGTGAAGCTGCGCTTGAAGCTGGCGGAAAAGATGAAGAATTAGCCCAGTTTAGGCATGACAAGCGTGTAGAGGAAATTGAAGCTGAGCTCGACATGCTACGCGAAAAAGGCTTAGCGACACAGGAAATTGAGGCCGCACATAAGCAGGCAATGGAAGACCTGGAAGCCACTCACCAAGGAAAGCTTGCTGAAATTCGCGATGAAGCAAGAGAAGAAGAACGCAAGAAGGAAGAAGAGAAGCAAGCTCGTCAGCAAGAAGGTTACGGAGTTCTCTTTGATACGGCAAACAGCTTTTTCGATGGTATGGAAGGGCGTGAGGCTGGTTACGCGCGAATGGCCTTGTCTATCGGTGAAACCTTACTTAACGAGAAAAAGCGAAAAAGCCTGCAGTCTATATGGACTAACACCATGGATGCGGCAATGGGTGCTTACAACGCCTTGGCCAGTATTCCCTATATTGGGCCAGTGTTAGGTGGTGCTGCCTATGCAGGCGTGGTCGTAACTGGTGCAGCTGCAGCAGCAAAGCTAACTGGTATGGCGCACAGTGGTATGACAAACATTCCTTCCGAAGGTACCTACCTACTAGACGGCGGCGAACGGGTTGTTCAACCAGAGCAAAACCGTGATCTCACACGCTTCTTAAGTTCATCAGAAACTAATAATTCTCAGAGTATGAGCTTTAAAAACGAAACGCATATCCATGGTGATGCATCAAATCGCGATTGGCGAGAGGTTGCATTGCGCGACAAGCGTTTCATTCGCTTGTTCAAAGCACGTCTTGAGAGGCCAGTATAAATGTCTGCTTTTCCTATCCAGTTTTTTAAACAGGTTGAGGTTACGTTAATTCTCGACATCATTAAGCCAGAAGAGCGACTGTATGAAAACAAGTCATTGGGGAGTGAAGATCCTTATTATCTCTTTGCGCTTACCTCTACACCTGTTAGTCATGATGACGCTATGGAAATTAGCGGAATCCTAGACTGGTACAACGATTCAATTAGAAACTTCCTTCTGCCAAACCCACTAAAGTCGGTTAGAAAGCTAAACGGTCTTTATTTAACAACAAGTGGATTCGTTGGTAGCCAAGTTTTACATGTTGCAGGCTTGCCGCCATCACGTGAAAAGGCGGTATGGGGTGGGGATTTTGTACAGCCCGACATAAACACTAAAGGCTATCGAATTGCTTTTAGTGCCAACTCAGACGCAACAGGCCGTGCCACAATTACGCTTACTCAACCACTTTTACACAATATTCCTGCGGGTACACAGATTCGCTACGGCGATGATGTCAACTTTCAGGTGTGTGTTAAGAACCGTAATGGTGGTGAGTTCGGGGTTAAAGATGCGGGAAAAACCATCTTCGATTTAGAGTTAATGGAGCAGCTGTGAAGAATTTGACTGCATCAGAAATTGAGCGCTTAAAAGGTTACAACCCCACTCGTTACCAAACCTACCTAATAAAAATGAACATCAACGGGAATATGCTTTATCTGACAGATAGGGATGCCCCTGTTTTCTACGGCGGTGTTTATTATCAACCGGGTTATATAACGTCTGACAGTATCGATGACATTGAAGTGACTTCAGAGCCTTCTACAAATGAATTTACGCTTACGTTAGACGTAAGAGACGGTGCTTTCATTCCTTACTTTTTAAATAAAGGTTGGAATAACTCAGAAGTTACAATCTTTGAGCAACATGGTGATGAAATAGGCGTGATCATTACGCTTAATGTCTTTGAGGGATTTATCGACTCTCGCGACATAATAAGAAAGACGATGAAAATTGACGTAGTACTAGCCTCTGTATGGGCAGACTTCGAAAAGCAAGCCGGTACCAAGACGAACTCTGGTTCTCATCAAAAATATTACCCAGATGATACGGCCTTTGAGCACGTGGCCAGAGCAAAACGAAAAATTTATTGGGGTAAAAATGCGCCAGTTGCATCAAGTAGTGGCAGCTCCTCTGGTAGTGGCCGCTTTGATCTGCCAAGAATAACGCAGCAGGTTTAAAAAATGAGCCTTTTAGAAGATATTGGTGGGTTCTTTTTTGGGTGGTTAGCACCTGAAGCGCCAGAGCCAATGCCGCCTGGTACTGAGTTAACATCAGCGCAAACTGATGCACATATTGGCGTAGTAATTGGAAAGGTCCACAAGACGACAGGCAATATCATATTCAAAGAAACCAATGATGGTGACTCTGATGATATTAAAAATGACTTGCTTCATATCATTGTCGTGTGGTCTGAAAAAGTTGTGTCAATTGATGAGGTTTATGTAGACGATATCCCTGTTTCTTCTGATAACCCTGCATTTTTCCATGATGATGGCGGGCGTGTGGTGCACATGCGTAATTTCCCTGATGGCATGGACAACTATGAAGATCCATTACTTACTGCAGCAGGGTGGCGATTATCAGACAAAGCTTCAGGTAAAGCATGCAGCTACATTCGTCTTGAATATCATGGTGGCGAGTTTGCTATCACATCAGAGCCTAAAATTACCGCTGATTTAACGGGTACTACTCACTCAAATCCAGCACTAGCTTTACTCGACTACCTTAAAGATCCGTTGTATGGAAAAGGCCTTTCTACTGGGCTGATTAACACAAATTCATTTTACAGAGGAAGAGATCTTTGTGACTCTCTTGTCGATGAGGTTGCTGGACAGCCAGAGCAGAGGCCGCTTTTTAGCTCCAACTGTAAGCTTGATACCAGTAAAGATATATTGGAAAACGTCAATGTACTGTTAAAGCCAATGCGTGGCTGGCTGCCTATTATCGATGGTCAATTAACTTTAGTTATTGAGCAAGATGATGACCCAGTTAGCATACCAATCCTTGAGAAAGATATCATCGAGATGGATGGTGTTTCTGAAGGAAGTAAGAACAAGCGATACAATCGTGTTGCGGTAACTTACTATGAGCCTGCAGCAGATGGCACTGCGCAGGAAGCCGCTTACCCACCTAAAGGCAGTGCGTTAGAGGCTCAGCTATTAGAAGAAGATAACGGCTTCATTAATGAAGGTTCCGTAGATCTTGTCACTTGCAACAACTATTACGAAGCTCTTGAGTTCGCTAAAACGTGGCTTGAAATTTCACGCGAACAAACAAAAACCCGCATACATTTGCCTAAGTGGGCGTTGATTTATGACGTGGGTGACATTGTTCCTGTTTACGATTCGTTTTTAGGCTGGGAAGGAAAGCTATTTCGGATAGAGCGGATTTCCTCCAATAAAAAACGGGTAACACTAACGGTTCGAGAGCACCAGCCCTATATTTATGATTTTTTTGGGGAAGGCAACAAACCAGAAATACCTGATACCACATATAGCTTTTCTAACCCCGATGAGCCAAGCGACTTGACGATTGAACACGTATATTCTGCGTTCGTACAAGTTAAAATCTCTTGGTATTCTGAAGCATCACGTTTCCTTTACCAGGTATTAGATGAGCAAGGCCTATTGATAGAAACGGATTCAATAGCGCGTTATCACGTAAACCTTTCAGGCTACGCGCTTGGTACCTACCGTTTTAGGGTGATGGCGCTAGGTGGTCTTTCTGCCCGAAGCGGATGGGCTGAAATACCGTTGATAATGCAAAAGCCTGGCGTACCAACAGATATTACAATAAACCCCACAGCTACAGAGTTGGAAGTTATCCCATACTTAGCCGGTTCTGATAGCTCAACCGCGTTTTTGTATTCCATTAGTCACGACCTAACAGATGAAGAGCCGCCTTTGCCATATCGTGGGCCAGCTCATGCTTATACGTTCCCTGGCTTAGCACCAGAACGTGATTTCAAAATATGGGTTTGCTCATCCAATGCTCTTGGTGAGTCGCAATGGACGTTCGTAGTTGCAAGGACGTCTGCAGTAGATGATAGGTGGGTAAGCGTAATAGCTAATGTGCAGTGGCCTGGCCTACCTGCAACTCTAAAAGACCACGTTGAATCAATTACTAACGACGTGTCTTATTGGAGTACACAAACCAGTGAGCAAGGCGACGACTATCAGCAGCTTATTTACAACGTTACCGAAGCGGTAAGCGCTAACCAGATAAACAGCACAGAGATAATCGGACTTAAACAAAAAGTTGGTACCAAAACCGTCGCTGCACAATTTACTGAATTTAAGCAGGTGAATATCGGTTATGAAGATGAAAACGGCGACTGGATAGTCGGTGCCCCCCTAGTTCGAGCATTCGACGAAGTGAAAGTGCAGAACAAAGATGGACAAGAACTCTCAGTGATCAACTTCATGCAAGCACTTGAAAATCAGATAGGTGAACTAGGCGGCACTTATTACCTTGGCGTTGTAGATGAAAACGAAAACTTCACCGGGCTAAGTATACAGGGCGGTAATGGCGACAGCGACATTCTGCTTTACATGGATAACCTTCGCTTTGCGAGCACTGCAGGTGAAGTGTTCTTCTGGTTAAATACAATAAGTGGGCGACTTGAAATAGGTGCAAACACTGAATTTAAAGGCACCATGCGTGCAGCTAAAAAGCTCGTCGTTTTACCCAATGTTATGGAAGTGGAAGACCCGTCTGGCTTCGGTCCAGACAACTTATGGATATGGAAAGGAAGCCCGATTCTCGATCAAAACGGAGAGCCTGACTACGGCGCCTTAACCAAACAAAATGCTTCATTAGGCTGGCGCGACTTAAATGGTAACGAGTACTTCGGTGGCTCAG